TAGGCGAGAGAAAGACGGTCATAGGTCAACCTGCGTTACGGTCAGGATCGCCGAGGGACCGGCGGGGGAGAAGGCGGTGGCTACAGTCGCGTCCAGAGTAACACTCGCGCTGTCGGATGCCCACATCACCTCGACATAGTCCTGCGGCCCCATCACGACGACGGCGGACAGGCTCGCGCCGATCTCGGCGTCGCTGCCGCGCACCTTCCAGCGCATCGCGGTGTCGGCGAGGTTGGCACCGTTCTTGCTGAACCATATCCACGCGAGGCTGTCGCCGCCGGCGGTCTTGTCCAGTTGGGCGTTGAACGTGAGCAGGAAGGCCCCCGAGCCGGTCGGGGACACCCGGGTCGTGGTTGTCAGGCCCACGCCGCGCGAGTAGGTCGTGGTGTTGAAGATGACGGCGGTGGCGGCGCTGGCGGCTATGGTCTGCGTCGCGGTGTTGGCGAAGCTGGCTCCGGCGCGCGGCTGCACCAGAGGCGGGGGCTGGAGCATCAGGCCCTGCACGTCGGAGGTCAGCGCGCCGAGCGCCGCGCTGGTCTCGGCGTCGCTGAACGGCGACAGTTCCAGATCCCCGAGCGAGATGGCCGTGGCCCCGCCGCCGGTCTGACCGAACACGGCGAACAGGAAGCGATACCACTCGCGCGACATGACGTTGCTGTTCGGCTCNAGCAGCGGGACGCGCGCGGCGGGGATCGAGGTGGCCTCAGCCATCGGTGCCGCTGATCGTGAGTTCAGCCCCCATGATGGCGACCTTGACCGGCGCGGTGCCGGACACCTCGTAGACCCGGTCGCGCAGCTTGTTGGTCATGCCGAGCCGACGCCAGATCACCCGCGTCTGCGATGCGCCGAGCAGGCCCATGGACCGCCAGTGCTCGCTCGACCAGGTGTGCCCGCCGTCGTCGGACCAGCGCAGCATGACCTGCGGGTCNGCGCCCTCGATCACGGGGTTCCCGAGCAGGACGATCGTGTTTATGTCCGCCAGCACCTCGACGCCGGCCTCCACAAGCAGCGCCTCGTCCGACAGGTAGCCCGGCAGGCCCACGCCGGTCTCGCAGATCAGTTGCAGGGTGTGCTGCGAGGTGCGCTTGAAGTCGTTTGCGCCTGTCGGCAGCGCCCGCCACCGGCGCAGCCACTTCTGCGTCTGGCCGTTGTCGGCGTAGACGTCGAGATCGAAGGCGTAAAGGTTGCCGTTCTCGTAGTCCCCGACGACCAGCGCGCCGTTGAAGTTCACAAAGGTGTTCGAGCGGTGCCGCGTGAACTGCCCGTTGAGCAGCCCCCGGCGCTCGTGCCACGCGCTGGTCGAGGCGTCGAACACCCACGTCGTGTCGGCCAGCGGGAAGTTGAGGACGTAGAACTCGTGGCCGTCCTGCTGGTAGGAGTAGGACACCGCGTCGGTGATGTCGGCGTAGCCCTGAATGGCGAACTCGACGGCGTGGGTCGAGATGCGCTTCGCGTTATAGCCTTCGGCGCGGTAGACGATACCCCGCCCGCGATCGTCCTGCCCGAGCCATGCGACGCTGTTGTCCAGCTTGGAGATCGAGTTGGGCGCGACGCAGCCGACCTCGTTGTAGGCCCCCTGGATGCGCGACAAGGGGAAGTCGACGTCGCCCGAGTTATACCACACCTCGGTCGAGTTGGTGCCGAAGACCCACACCTCGCGGTGGTTGACTACCAGCCCCACCACGTCGTCGGGTGCGCCCTCCGCGCTGGCGAAGTCGAGCGGGTCGACGGACGTGCCGTCGAACAGGGTCGTGACCCAAATCCGCTGCGAGTTGGGCTCCGTGAAGACGAAATAGCCGTCCAGATACCCGACCGTGCTGGCCCCGGCGAAGTCAGGGTCGGTGATCTCGGCGAGGACGCCGGTGTCGAAGTTGTAGATGTAGCCCTTGGGGTCGGCGGCGATGAATAGCTGTGTGCCGTTGTCCGCCATGGAGACGACCCCGGCGTTCTCGACCGTGCCGATCAGCGTGCTGACGCCCGCCGTCGTGACGGAGTAGAACTCCTGGCCCGAGACGGCGTAGCCGAGGCTGTTGTGCTGCCACTGCCCCTGGATAGGGCCTGCGCCGACGGTCGAGATATACCGCAGGCCGGGGCACCGCTGGAGATACGCAGCCTCCAGCCCGCCTTCGGCGATGACCTCGGGGTAGAGGTTGACCATGCGGTTGTCCGCAGCGTTCGGGCTGCGGATGACGTAGCTGGAGCCAAGGATCGGGCTGTCCATCAGGTCGGCTGGTTCGTGTAGATGTTGAACCGCGCCGGTGCGCCGGTCAGGGCGCTCGGGATAGCCATCTTGTCGTTGGGGTTGTTGATCCGCTTGAGGTTGCGCTTGGAGGTCATGGCGACGCGCTTCACCTGCGCCGACGGCTCGACGCCGAACTCGGGAGCCAGCTCGCAGGCCAGATTGTAGCGGAAGGCGCGCATGTAGCCGGGCGGGAAGCTGAGCGTGGTGCCCATCGACGCGGGCTGCGCCAGCGCGAGGACCGACACGAAATGCCACGTCAGCGCCTGCGTCGGCACCGGGTATATCTTGTAGGTCGCGTTGGGGAAGGTCGCGTCGGCGTAGATGACCTGCGGGTAGGAAGTCGTCACCGCCTTCTGGACGATGGCGTTATACGCGGCCTCGTTGATGATGGCCGGCGAGAACGACAGGCCGTTGGGGTCGACGTAGTAGGTGGCATCGTCCAGCAGGACGGGGCGCAGGCCGACGAAATTGCCGGTCGGGCCCAGCGTGCGGGTCGACTGGCCGGTGGGCCAAGAGAAGATTTGATCCTGGGTGGCGTAGATGGCGAGCCGCTCGGTGCTCCAGCTATCTATCATCATGTTCATGGCGGCGAGGGAGTCTTGCGCCGTGTCGCCCGAAGGCACCTCACCCTCCGCCAACTGGCCGATCAGCCGCAGCGAGCCATAGATGATGTCTGCTGCGGTCGTCATGGCTGTCTCCGGGGCAGGGCCGCCCCGCCGGTCAAGGCGGGGCGGGTAGGGTCATCAAATGCGGTACAGAACCCAGGCAGTGTCGCTGCTCTTGCGAGCGATGAACTGCGCGGACGTGGCGATGGCGATAGTGGCGAGGCCCACGATGGTCCAGCCGGTGCCGACGGCCATGGTGATGACGCCGGACGAGGTGCCGAGGTTGACGATCGGCAGCGTGACGGTGCTGCCGATCTTGGCGTTCGACACCGCAGCGTCGAACAGGGCGACGGTCGGCAGCGTGTAGGTCGCCGCGCCGGTCCCCGGGCTGGCCACCAGCAGGCCGCTTGCGAGTTGAGCGGAGGTGAGGGTGGCGGTGACGGTGGCGGTTGCCGGTGCGGCCAGCGCGCCGATGACAACCTCGCTGAGGTTGCCGTCGCCGAACTGACGCCCGCCGCCAACATTTCCAATAGGCATTGTCGTATCTCCTTGAGCGGGGGGTTAGCCGTACAGACGGACGGCGATGGGCGGGCGGATGGCGGCGTAGCCATACAGGACGTCGATGCGGCACGGCATCCGGTCGTTGTTGATGTCGTAATCACGAACGATCCGCATGGAGATGCCGTTGTGGACCTGCCGCGACGCCATGTCGACGCCCTGCGGGAGCAGGAGGTCTGCGGTGGCGAGGGTGAATGCGTCCTTCTGGTAGATCAGGTTCACCGGCGCGGAGGTGGAGGCCACGCCGTCGAAGACGATCGCTGCGGTCGCTTGCGGGAACGCGTCGACCGTGGCGAGGGCGTTGGTGGCGGTGAAGATCGCCGGGGCGATAGAGACCGCAGTGTAAGCGCCGCCCGAGGCCGTGTTGGCGGCGAGGACGACGAACTGCTGGAGCGAGCCGGTGCTCTCGCGGGTCTGCGGGTTGACCGCGTTAACGCCGGCGATGGTGAAGGTGTCGCCGGCGTTGATGACCTGCGAGCCGGTGCCGGTGATGGCGAGGGTCGCCTGGCCTTGGGCCGAGACGGTGGTGGTCACGGTAGCCCCGGTGGCGGCGCGGGTGCCGAAGGTGTGGACCTTGATGGACTGCGACATGTTGATCTCGTCGTAGCCCAGCACGTCCCCGCCCATCATGCCGCTCTTGAACTGTCGGCTGATGGTCGGGCCCGGGTTGAACAGCCCCTTGAGGCCCTCGACCAGCGCGCCGTTGGCCGCCGGGTTGACGGTCGCGTAGCGCATGCTCATCGGCGCGGCGGCCTCGTTCAGCTTCTGCTGGCCTTGCAGGAGAACCTGCGAGGTGGCCGGCGTGGTGCCCGGGGTGCCGACGGCGGCGAAGATGCTCTTGTAGACGTTGGCCACGTCGGCGTCGATGCTGGCGGCGAGCTGGCTGATGCGCGGCTTGAGGACGCGGTCGGCGAAGTCGTCCAGCGACAGGGCCATCTCGGCGGTGGTGAAGTTCACGCCGATATGCTTCTGGCTGGAGATGGCGAGCGTGGTGAACTGCTCGTTGTCGTCCTGCACTTGCAGGGCGGCCCCATCAGTGACGAGCGCGCGGTCGGGCAGCCGGATGCGGAGGGTATTGCCGATCTTGGCACCTTCCTTGGCGAAGCTGGAGTCGTACTGGCGGTTGATGTTCCGCGACAGGACGAGGTTGTTTTCGAGGATCTCCAGGCACTTCCGGGTGATCATGTCGATGGTGAGAAGCGTGTTGCCCACGGCAGGGGTTCCTTAAAAGGGGGTCTAGGTGGCCGCCCGTTTCGTCTGCCGTAGGCGCTCCGCCGCGATCCAGTCCGATGTGCTGAGAGCCGCGATGGCCCTCGGGTCGGTGGTGTCGTAGGCGGGAGTGCCGTTGCTGCGAGGCGTGACAGGCGATAGGGGCGGGGGTGCGGAGGTGGTGCGTTTGACCGGGGGTGCCGACGCCAGGTTGGCTTCGATCCTGCCGATCTCCTTGGCCTGCATGAGCGGCGACAGTCGGGAGATGCGCGCGGCCTCTGCCGGATTGGACCCGAGGTGGTAGAGCACGTCGGGGCCGGCGTCGGATGCGCGAATGGTCTCGGCCATCTCGTTCGTGATCGTCAGGCCCGGGTTGTAGGCGACCTGCTTGAAGTCGTCGTACTTGCCGAGGGCCTGCTCCTCGCGGTCGAAATAGGCGTCGGAGATCGTCTCCTGCTCACGTACCCGTTCCCGCTGCTCGACCAGTCTCAGAGCCTTTTGCTCTGCGAGCGCGTCGGCGTAAGCCTCGGTGCTTTCAAACTGGTCTGCTGACAGGGCTTCGACTCGGGCCGGTGCGGGCTGGCGTTGGTCTCGTTCCCACTTTCGCTGCTCTCTTGCGAGACGCTTGCCGATCGCGGCGTCCATGTCCTCCTGCGAGAAGGTCTTGGGTGCGTCTTCCGGCTGTTGGACTTCGGGCTCTGGAGGGGCCGTGATCTCCAGTTCCGGCGCGGCTTCTTCCCCCGCTGGGATTTCGTCAGTCATCGTTACCTCGTGGGCACCCGGTGAACCTCGCCGGTACGGTTGCGGTAACGCTATACCGTAACGTCGGCCTTGGCAATCACTGCCAGAACCACTGTCTGCGGGGGGCGACGAGGGACGCGATCGCGTCCTTCTTGACGTTGCAGACCCGCAGGTCGGCGTCGCCCTGGATGATCGCCTTGCCAAGATCCCCGACCGTCTGCGCGGTGGACACGTCCACGGTGCTTTCGCAGGGGGCCAGAAGGCTACTTGGTATTTCGATCCCGCTGCTTGCGCACGCGCTCAAGATCAGCGCCGAAGCCGTCAGGCAGGCGATCGCCGGCACCTTGGATTTCATCGACCGCACGTTGCTTCTCCTCTTGGTCCTGCCGAATGACCGGCGTTTGGGTGGCTACCGTGTCCAGTGCCTTCGCAGCGGCCACGACGGGGGCCAGACGGGCCTCTGCGCGGTCGGCGCGGGCCTGCTGGAACTTGTATGCGCCGAACAGCGCGAGGGCCAAGGCGACGGCTCCGATGCCGAGCCAGACCTTGGGCGGGAACAGGCGGAGGAGGGCGGTCATGATGCATCCCTATACAGCTCGGCCTCTGCGGCGCGGCGTCGGACCAGCCCAGCCATCTTCTTGCCGTCGTTCTTGTCCCAGCGCGCGAACTGCGCCCGGGCCCCTGCGTAGTCACCCGCCCGGTGCAGCCGCGCCAGGGTGCTGCCGCGCAAGGCCTGCGTGCCGACGTTGTAGGCGAACGACACCAGAGCGTCGAACTGGGCCTGCGTGGCTGGAGCGCCCGCGAGGGCCGTCTGGACGCCCCGCTCGTAGGTGCCGAGGTCCGCGTAAAAGCGAGCGTCAGCGCGCTCGCGTGTCCACACAGCGCCGAGTTTAATCGGGCTGCCGGCCTCGTCCCGCGTCGACCCCCAGCCGATAGTGATCGGCAGGCCGTTGTCCGAGCCGGGGTCTCGGTAGGCATCCGACTCAAACGTCTCGAAACCGTGGATCAGCGCGACGCCCGTGGCGCTCGTCTTCATGGCCGCTGGCGGCGGGGCGGAGGCCGGTAGCGT